CCAAAATCCAGATCAACCTTACCCAAATCTGCCCGCTCAATAATAATAACAGCATCATCACCATTGATTATCAATTCATGGTGTACCTGCTGGAAAAGGTACTTGAGTATCGACCAGTTAATGATCGTATCTCCAATAGACGTATTATACTCACCTGACAACATGGTACCTATAATGGTCCAATAATTCCCCCATCTTGTTGTAACTTTATTACGCTCCTGGGCTTTTAGTAATTCCCAGAACCACGGATCATGTATAAATCGCCTATATAGAGACCACTCCACTGACTCGCGCAGACTCTTCCGTAATGTTGAGTCCATACGCGAGTAATCCAGCATTATATAGCATGGGTTACTAAACTGCCTTGCTTTGTATGCTATATTTGCCCCGATCTGCCAAGATGTCATTGACTTTGCAAACGGGCTGTTGCGGTTATTATATCGCCGCCCACTAGGATCGTGGGTGAGCAAGTACTGTTCTATTCTCCGCAAATACTTGGCTAATGAGTACGTGTACATTGGTGGCCTACATTGTATCAATCGTGGTGACTTGACTTGCATTGGTTTCTCCAGCATTTGATCAACCATATATGCTTCCCACTTCTCAAACTTAATAAAAGATTGGGCCATCGCATACTTTTGGCTCCACCCAGTTTGCAATGCATCACGTGCCATTCTCACTCTTGGTACTCTATTCTTTGGCACATCTGCCAACAGTTCTTCCCATGTCATTGGTTCCAACTCAGGTACTCGTTTGAACTGACGATGAACAAACTTTCCCAGATCAACGATACGGTCTTCATTGGCTGGTGGCAAAGGTATTCCATGCCTCTCAGCCAATGCAACACGCTCGTTCATCCCACATGTTGTATATGCCGTGCAAACAAAATTGCCTGGCACATTCAAAAGCGGTACGAGTTGCGTAACCTTTGACTTATGAACACATTCAATTGGTTGGTTGAAATTGGTTGTCACGTGATCACCCGTCACTGCATCTGTACCGCCTCTACAGATGCTCGGGGTGTCACGTAACCACCACTGTCATTGGGCTGCAGGCAGCACACGTATTGGATGTGCTGCCAACCATTTTGATCGCATCTTTTGTCCCCGAGTGGGCCCATTAACCCACCACCATAGTCTATTCAGTATCCCGGGTTTTTTCAACCTGAACCCTTGATAAGCTGCATTCTGAATTTGCACGTTACTCAACCTATTCTTTTTCATCCACTCCGATGTCACATCATTCAATTTAGATGGGTTGAGCACCCTAGGTATAGCGTTGGCCATAATTCTCTCTTTGACAACATCACCAACATCGTGCTGTCTAAAGAAGGCTTCCGCTTTGCGTTTAATTGCGACCAGGGATTGGTCATCTAACACCAACCCCATTCTCTGAAAACTGACGTAAGCAACTAATTCATCAGTCAATTGTCGATCACTCATTGTAGGCTTGCAATTTCCACTTTTATCCCGTTGTTCACCATCAATCTGTCTATGAACTCCGGGTTGGTCACCGAGACTTTGCCTAGTTCTGGGGCACGGAATAGGTTTGACGTCCGCACAGTTTTCAGTATCTGGCGTGCCCCCATCTCGCTGTACATCAATTTTTCGTGGAGGCCTCTTAGGAATGTCAATTCTCCTATTGGCACTATCATCACTACTGTTTGGTCTGGCTCCAAAACTATCGCTTTGGCATTGAACGCCAGCAATGGTCCCAGGGCGGAAACCACATCTTGACAATAGCTTAAGTGTCGATCGAGGTAACTTGAGTCCCATGAGTCCTCGATCTGCCAAACATTGCGGCCAACCATCTTCTTGTCCACTAATTTGTTGTCCACCAGTTCCAACATCATTGATTCCTGATTGTTCATAATTGTCACACAGACATTCGCCGTAGACGGTGTTACACCTATTACATGACCTTTGCCCCCAGCAGCAAGTTGAGAAGTAGCTTCTACAAGTAGGGCACCTGGCATCCTCATAAGATCTACAGCCACAAGTGTAGTCTGCAATCTCATATCTACCATTCGAGTCACGGATTCTCCTATGTATGAGAAAAAGACATCTGTCACATTGGCACAGTCCGCACAACATACAATCACAGGGATGTTTGTGATTTGCTGGATTGACCTCGCATTTGCGCAACGCATGCCGTACAGCTTGTCG